CACTCCACCAGTAGCACCAACTCCGTTTACTGAGCTGACGAATACTTTGGTATTTCTCGATAGATTTAAAGCCATTTGCTTTCTCCTATTATTTTACTTTGAAAGTACTTAGCTAGACGTTTATCAGCTGCGTAATTTCGTTTAATACCTACACTCTAAAGTCATTTCACCAATGGCTAAGGGAGCTAATACTCCTGCATCCGTTGATAAAGACTGTAAAGTTAAGGAAGTCGTTGTTAAGTGCGGACTTACAGTATCATCGTAAATCAGCACATCATTGTTGTCGATAACTCTTTCAATGTCTTCCATTAAAACAGCTAAGACCTCTTGTGAATCGTCTTGGTCTTCAACATAAACTCTTATGTCTAAACTCAAAAATCTCCATTTAAACTCACCAGGTTGGTACTCTCTTACTTCATCTCCAGCTACCACACAAATTTTTGGGTACTCCTGGATTTCATCTAAAAACACCATTCCTGAATGTGCGTTTTGAAATATATTTGAATTGTTGGGGTTATTACCATCAATTAAATTTATTTTTTCAACTAGTGCGTCTACTATCTTTTTTCTAGCTGTTCTATAACTATTTGCCATTATGTTCTCCTAAGATACGTAAACTTTTTATCTGTGTATTGTAGTGCTAAGTTTCTTATACTTTTCACTATTAAATCTTTGGGGTTATACCCCGGACTCCAACTTTTTGAGCCTGTGTTTTCAAAAGTTTCATAAACACCACCTCTATTTTTACTCTTTCCACCACCAGTTAGCATGTAGCTATATTCACCGCTAATGCCTTGCGGACTTGGTCTTAAGTATTTTAAAACTACGCTATCTGAAAAAGTACCTGTTCTATTTGTTAAAGCAGGTTTTCCCATATTTCTTCTAACTTCTGCAGGTAATCTTTTATTTATTAAACGTTGGACTTTTAATAATTCTCTTACTGAGGACTCTGCTCCTTTCTCGCTCATTCTATTAACACCAGCTCCTAGTGCTGCTAATTTAGAAGATTTAGCTTTCTTTTTTAATTGTTTTAGTTTAGTAGAACCTTTAATTATTGGTGATTTACCAGCTTGTTTTCTTTGTGTACTACTTTTATTCTTATAAGGCTTAGGTTTTTTCTTTAGAGCTAAATCTGTAAATTGTTTAACTATCTCATCTTCTAGTAACTTTGAGCCTTTTAACTTTGTAAACTCTGTCTTATTTAAAAAACTTTTTAATCGTTTATCTGATATTCCACCAGGTGACCATGCTTGGCCCATTAGTCTTCCTATCTCCTTTTCAGCGTCGGTAGTAGCCTTTGGTTGTTTATATACTATTTCTAATTTTTGTTCGGCTCGTCCAGCTAGTACATTAACGGTTTTACTTTTTATTAACTCCCACTGAGTTTGATTCGTAACAGTAGTAAAGTGGTCTACAGCTGCTTCCATATCTCCTAAGGTGTCTATTCCTTTTAACAAACCAGGAGGAGCATTAAGTACGGCTAGTGCTGTCATATATGCTTTTCTAAATGTTTCAGCGTGCATTTTAGCATCTGCTACTTGTTTAGCATTAGCTTCTCTATTTGGTTGTAATAATATAGTTCTTGCTGCTTGTTCTAAGTATGTATATATTATAAAGGCTCTTTGCCCTATAACATTAAAGCCTTTATGAGACTGTTGTCTGCCAGGTATAGACATATCAATTGTATGTTTATTAATAAAGTTTACCCATTCATTATACTCTTTTCTAAGTTCTTCTGTATTTAGTAGAGTTCTTCCTTTTGCGTCTTTTATTTTACTAAGAGATGCTATGTGTTCATTGAACATACCAGCAAACTTTACATCAAACTTATCAATATAGTTTAAGAATTTTTCATGGTTTTGAGTAGTAGTAAGTGTCTGACTTTCTACTGCACTTCTGGCTTCGCTGCCTCCGCCTGCTATTTTGTTTATCTCTTTAAAGTACTTATTTAATGACTGCTCTGCAGACTTCTGCATAGCCTTTAGTTTTCTTTCTACAGAGATTTTCAACTGTATAGTTTATACATATCCAGTATTCTTTTGATATGGTCTGGAAATCCGATGTTCCCTGTTAAACTAGAAGATACTTGAGTTTCAACACTAGCTCCTGATATCGACATTCTTTCTTTTCTTTCATCTTTCATGTAGTATTTAATTAAATCAAATACTGCTAGTTTTAAATCTTCAGGAGTACTTGTGTACCCTGCTTTGTATGTTACCTTTACGGACTTCATACCTTTAGGCCAGCTCTTAGTGCCTGTGCCTGTTGTTCGTGTAATACTGTCAGATTCGTCATCAACTATGTATTCAAATTTACCACTATTATTAGAATTTTCTGTAATTAGTGTAACGTATGAATCAGCTTGACCTGTTCTTTCTTGTACTGATACTACCTGTATCAAGGGAGACTCATTAAGTATTATAGTATCTACTAGATTATCTCTTATATTTTTATATTCGACTTTATTAGTGCTAGCGTAATCTACGATAGTACTCCCGCAATAAGTCTTAACGAGTTGGGAAACTTGGTCTATAACTACATTTATACGAGCATCGTTCTTTATGCTGGTCAAACCTGCAAAGTCCTTGTATTGTTGTAATGTAACTAAATCTGCCATATGTTTTCCTTAAAAAGTGTGGTGGAGTTGCCCCCACCACGTAATTACAAAAGTATTAACTACCTTTATACTGAAGACTAATACATGCTGTTGAAGCATCTATCATGTCTGTGAATCCTAGTCTCTGTGAAGCGACTAGTACTCTTCTTTGATTCGCAACTTCGTAGTCGGACTCAATAGTAACACCTCTTAATCTAGGCATTACGAAGTTCTTAACGTTAACAGCAACTGCAAAGAATTTGCTTACTGCTGGAGTTTTGAACTCGTCACATACGATTACTTTAGAACCGTAGACTTCTCCGATTTCACCATTCAGTTTAGTAGCAAGATTACCAACTAAGTTAGCATCTTGGAACTCTGCGTCTGATAATAGGTTGAAGTATTCTGTTGAATTCACGATGTAAACTACATCTCTAGGATTCATACCCCATTTGCCCATTTTCTTTCTAGCATTTAACAACATTGAAGCTGTTAAAGATTCTGATGCAAAAGCTGTAGCTGATTGAATTTTGTTAGCGCCAGCCATAGTGACTAGTCCTTCAAATGCTGCTCCAGATGTACCGTAAACGCCGTCTGCATGGTTACCCACTAACAGTGCATTTTCAATACCTCTTGAATGTGCTCTAATAATTGATTCACGAATCAATGGTAGAATTGGCAAGATTGCATCTTCTTCAGTTTCATTACCTAAGTATGATTGTGAAATAAGTTTTTTAGTTGAAAGAGTTCTTTCAGTTAAGTCGATACCTGACATAGTTCCATCATATGTATCTCCTCTTTCTTCCAAGTTACCATGTGGGCTTGCGCCTGTAGCTACTTGGTTAGCTGTAAATTCAGCATACCCAGCATCTGGTAGTATTGGAATGATCTGTGTAGCTGAAGTCATTTGGATTTCTCTAAATAACGGTGCTAACACTAGCTCAAGTTGAATATCTCTTTCGATATTAGTTGATACTGTTTGCTCAAAATCCGCTGAAGAAACGCCAACACCTGAATGGGCATTAACTTTCTGCATTGTATCTTCTGCAAGTTTAGTATTCCAGCCTTTACCAGTAGCAAGTCCCATAATCCAAGCGTCATCAATGTCGCTTGTAAAGGCTTTCTGCCAGTCGCTGTTCTTTCTATCGCCAAAAACTTTCTTAGACTCACGCATGGCGTTAATCTCGTCTTTTTTGTCGGATAGTTCTGTTTTTAGTTCGTTAACAACAGATTCTAAATCTCCGTGTCTTTCATCAATACGTTTTTCAACGTCTTGCATAAGCCTTTCAGCTCCTGATAGACCGGCGGTTACTATTGTTTTAACTTTTTCTTGCTCAGCTTCTTTTTCAGCTACTTCTTGCATTACTGCAGTAGCTTTTTCTTCGGCTTCGCTTACTTCTTTTGCTTTTGTTTCAGCTTGTTGCATTGCGATTTTAGCAGCAGTTGATTTTGCCACCTCTTCCGCGAACGCTTTCAAGTCAATCTCAGCATTTGGAGTAGTTTTTTCTGTAGACATATGTCTCTCCTGTTGAGTGGTTTTACCCACGGCTTGTGGCGATTCAACTTCTTCAGTCTTCACTGCGTCCATTACAATAGCCTGTTTACTTTCTTTCGAAAAGTCAGCTTTCCATTCATCATATTCTGATTGAGAATCGAATGATTTTGCAATCGAGAACATTGCGGCCTGGTTGCAAGGTACACTCACAACAGACACTTCAAATAGTTCTGCGTCCTTTATCTTATATCCATCGGTTTCCTTTAGATAGTCTGCGTCCTTTACTCGGAAACCCACGGAAAATGCTCCAAGAACGCCATCTTTAATAAGATCTTTTATATCACCTGCGCTCTTAGAGATTTTAGCTCCAAGCTCGAGGCCTTTGTCGGTAACTTCTAGTGAAGTCGCACGACCAATTGGTTTGTTGTAGTCATGGTTAAATAGAATAATTGGATTACCTTTAAAGTTATCCAACCCACCATTCTTAGTCCATGCTTCATGATCAATACAGTCACCGGCTCTGTCGCTATGGTTAGTGCTTGCATATCCTTTGATATTTACACTTCCGTCGTCGTCTTCGTTTAGAGCTTTGAATGTTGATGACCAATGAAAAATTTTATCTGACATATTACTTACCTTTCTTTACTTCAGCTTTTTTAGGAGCTGGCTTTGCCTTTGGTGTTTCCATGACAGTATTATCTACTCTCATTTTGTGTTCAATCATTTGGGTCATTCTACCCCATGAGCCAAAAGCTCTTTTAGCAACTTGAAAACGCATTGGTACGTCTGTTGCTTCTTTATATTCTACTATTGAAAGTACTCTGCCTTTCGACATAAAGTAATCCATTAGTGTTTTAAGAATTGCTGGTTTATTCATCTGTAGTTTCCTCTGTTTCTTCTGGTGGTCTGCCACCTTCGCTTGGGTCAGCTGCGCTGCCCGCTATATTTGCTGGGACTCGTAAGTCATCATGTCCATCTATTGATTCCATGTTCATTGCGTCCCTGACTTCGTTAGGTGTCATAATACCTGTATTAACTAGTGTTGCATAGTAAGCTGCTTGGTCTCTTAGTTCTGGTTGTAGAGCTGGTACACCGTGTACATCTTCGTCTAACTTAAATCCAAAGTATCTTTCTAAAGCATGGTTCATTTTTCTAACTATAGGTAGTACTGTTTCTAGGTAGTATAGTCTATGATTAGGTCTAATGTTTGCATTGTTTCCACCATCTAAAAGAATTGGTGGTACACCCATAGCTTGTAATATTACTTTCTCATTTGCTGCAATAGAAGGCTGGAAGTCTAGTTCTTTAAAGTTTACTTTAGTTAAACTATCTACTTCTAATCCGCCGTCTAGTATAAGTGGTCTTCTACCACCATTTTTTGGATTGTATCTTTGTGCCCAAGCTGTTAACATTCTTTCTTTGATTCTGTCAGAAAGTGTATTTGGACTCTTTAGTACTAATCCTGGAACTGCTCCATTTAAAAAGAAGTTATCCTGAAATTTTCTCATGCTGTCTAACAGATACATTGTTCTGTAAGCTGCTTTAAGTCTAGGTACACCCCTATAGATTGAATGAAATGAGTTTTCTTTAATATGTATAATTTCTTTAGGAGTGTAGTCTATGTGTCCATCATATACATACTTGCTCACATAGGTCTGAGTATCAGCTTCTATGGTAACATTGTTAGCGGGTAAATGATAGAGGTGAACACCATCAAAATAAATGAAGATGTTACCATCAATCAGTAAGTCAATTATAAGATTTCTCTTAAAAGTGTTTACATCCTGAAAAGGGTTTGGCTCTTTGTTTAGTAGTAAGTCTACCTTTGTTCTACGAATATTTTGAACTATTGGAGTTATACCTTGTATTTTTTCTCCAACTTCAAAAGGAATGTCAGCTACGTCATCAACAATCATGTTGACAGAACGATTAACTACTTCTAGTTCTTCGTAAGCGGAGCGATAATTATCTTTCTTCTCACGAGTATCTATTGATATTCCTTCATCAAAGGCAATATGACGCTGAGCAGAATTTAACTTCTCCTCATTGTTTGTTCCTAAGAATCTATCATACCATGCCATATTTGTCTCTCTGTATCTTCACCCATCTTTTTTGTTTTATTGCTGTTGACAGCTTTGGCCTTTTGCCATAAATACTATGTAATCTTAAATGATGAGTTTTACATAGTGTAGCTGCTTCGTCGTATACTTCGGTAAGGTGTTCCTCAATGAACTGTTCTCGAAGATTCATAATTTGGTCGGCTGAGGTAATAGTTAATTTATTTACCTTCATCCAAGTATATAGTAACTCGGTCATTCCATAGAAGTGGTGAAACTCTAAGTTTTCTGTATCACCGCAAATAAAGCACTGGGTATCTTTTTGATATCCTGATTTGGCTTTGTCCCGTACGTACTTGACTAAATCTCTTTTTAAATCCATAAATTCCTATTACTGAAAATTATACCAAAATTTCACCTTTTTGTCAAGAACAATTTTTTGGTAGGTTGTTTAATTAAAATGACCCTGATGATGTCTCAAATGTATACAGTGCATATCTAAGGGCATCTGCCATGTGACTTGCCATATTGTGTTTTGGCTTCTCTCTTAGTAAGTTAGGATTAGGGTCCCATTGATATTGGTCGACGCATGTTAATGCTTGAGAGCATCTTTGATCGATGTGAAGTGTGTCATTATCTATTATACCAGCTACTTGTCCTATACCGTCTAGTACAGACTTTTTAGCATTAATAGTACTAATGTCATAATTTTGTGCAAAGTCAAAACGAGTTTGCTGTGCGGCTGAATCGATATAAATATAGTCTATTCTATACTTAATTATCATTTTATTGATTTCTATAGCATGCTGTTCAGTAGTTCTTTCAGCGTCCATATACTCATCTATGAGGTAGTATTTATGCTCGTCCCAATCATATGCTATCACGCAAAGTGCTGTTGGATCTTTGTAACCAACGTCAAGACCTGCGAATACATCCATATTGCTAGTATCAAGTTGTTCAAAATCTCCGACTTGAGTTTCGAAATTAAAGTTCCAGACCTGCCCTTCATAAGTATTGAAGTCAGCTAAGTACTCTTGTGAAAATTCTGATGCTGACATAGCTTTCTTTGCTTCTACTATGTCTTGCTCACTGATTCTTGGGTTTTCGTGATAGGTTGCTCTAATAGAACACCAGTCTTGAAATTCATCGCTAAACCCTCTGTGATAGAAGTCCGCAAACCAGTTGTTTCGTCCCCTTGGAGTTGAAATGAATACTGCTTTGCTGTTCTCTTTATCCAATGTAGGTCTTAGTGCTACATTGAACGCATCTTTACCATCAGCCAGTGCGGCTTCGTCAAAAATGATTAAGTCATAACTTCTACCAACTGTAGAGTCCACCTGATTCACAGAGCCCATTCGTATAGTAGAACCGTTGGAGAGTTCTATAACTTTATCTTTCGCATTATCTTTAGTAACCTCCAAGTCAAAATGTTTAATAAGTTGTCTTTGTAGGTCAAAAGAAATTTGGGAAAGTGAGTAGTTCGGTGACATAATTAATATGTTGGAGCCTGGCACGAGTGATACAAGTTGTCCTATGACATTTGCAATATACGTTTTTCCTTGACGCCTTGATAAGGCGGCACACACGAATCTATACTTTGGGTTGTTTATGGCATTGATTAATGCCTTTTGCGAACTATTAGGTTCAATACCTAATAAGTCCATATAGCTATTAATTGGCAATTTGATAAACCTTTCGGATTGGTCAAAGTGCATCAATTCAGTGCTAATAATATCTGTTCTGCTGATGTCTAACATGTTTAATGAATGGTTGTATGTTTTTTAATTACGTCTGTAAGCGTTTCTATATCACGCCTCTCTAATATATTGTTCTGGTCGCACAAATGTAAGAGGTATAAGTACCCCATACATAAGCTTTGCACTGTTTCATCAGCATGCGTTACAACACCGCGAGTTTCAGCTTTCTTGTTTAATACATCAAGTGTCACTGCTGCGGTTTCTGCAACGTCTTTCAACCAGTTGTCTAGCATTAGCTATATTTAACTGGTGTGCCTAATACTTCTGCGCTAGCAGCGAATATTTGGTCTGTCATATCTTTCATGATGATAGTTATTTCACCATCTGCTAGTGTCATAGTACCTAATGTTTCATCTGCTGCATTTGCTACAGTAACAACCCTATTGGCACTGCCAGTATTGAAAAGCCTTACTTGCGTTGAATCCGCAAAGGTAGAGGCTGCTCCAACGTTTACACCACAAGCAGCTTCTGCTGCGTATAATCTCATTGACATTTATTTCTCCTTTTTATTCTTTGCTTTTTGTTTAGCTTTTAACATTGCATCTTTAATATCGACTTTACCATCAAGGTTTTTGTCTTTACCGTTTACCATGTTCCAAACTTTTAAAGCTGTTTCTTTAATTTTATTTACCATTTTACTTTATTTGCCCAATATGCCGCAGACATTTTGCCTCTGGCTATATTTTTTGCGTGACGAGCTTTGAATGAAGCTCTACGTGCTTTTTGTGCCGCTGATTTTGGAGATTTTCCTGCTCCTGACACCCCTTGTTGTCCAAATCTTATAGTCTTAACCTTAGTTCCTACTTTGGCTACGACTACATGGGACTTTGTTCGGTGATTGGGCGTACGCTTTGGTTTATTAAAACCCGATACGCCCACTCTTTTTAAACGAGTACTTTTCTTACTTTTTCTTTTTACTGCCACGTTTTTTCGCCTTCTTCTTTTTCTTCTTAGGGCGTCCTACGGCTCCACCGTAAGTACCTTTACCAGATGGCATTACTGTTTAGCCTTGCCGATGTTTAGGGCTAATAAGTCAATAAACTTATATAATTTCCCTATCCACACATCGTCTTTTGGTGTTGGTGTTGAAGCGGCTATTAAACTCGCTACTGTTACTATCATTGTAACTGTTCCTATTAATTCCATCATACTATCTCTCCCATAGTTTAAGAGGGCACTTAGCCTTCTTGATCTTAGCCTTTAGAGGCATAAAACATTTACATATCTTACAACTCTTTAAAGCAGTGTAGTACTCACAAGTACTACAAATTATGAGTCTACTTTTCTGTTGACTCATCTTCAGGCGGCATAGTAACTTTTCTATAATATACTACAACGTCCTTAAGTTCTGTGATGTATCTTTTTAGCTCTTGCATGTTATAAGCCATAACTTCATAGTCTGGTATAGTCATTGCTAAGAACACAAGCTCACCTTCTTGTTCTTCAATTCTTTGTAACTGCTCTTCCCAGTTATCAGGGTTGACTACAATCCATGTTGGATTCTGTAAGTCAATCTCTCTAGGCATAACGGGCTGGATTATATTTCTTTCCAGTGGTTTTGCTGTAATTTCTATCTGTTTAGTTGGAATTAGACTGCAACTGCAAGCCATTATCAAGACCGTCAACGGTACCGCTAAGTTTCTCGATTTGTTCCATAATGTTTTTTGTTCCATTATTAATTTTCCTTTCCATTTTAACTGGGTCTGCAATTATTTTTGCTGCCAGTTCGTAGTTTTGTATAAACTGATTGTATCTATTCAGCTCTTTTTGCGCTGCTTGGCTCTTTACAGTCATCTCTTGGAGTTGTCCTGCTTGTAAAGCAAAGTCGCTTTGTAAGGTTGCTATTGCTTCCTCTTGTGTCTTTACTGCACCCTCTAACAATAAGTTGTTTGATGCGAGTGTTTGATTCTCTTGGTATAAATAGTAGCTACCCATACTGAGTACTAGTATTATTCCTATAAATAATTGATTCATAATTCTGATATCCTATAGTTAAGTCCTTCAGCTCCACGTATCTCTACAATGTCACCTTCTCTGGTCTTGAATTTTAGAAACTTAGGCTGTTTTTTGTAGAATCTTCGTACTACAAACATTTGGTCGTCTTCATCTCCGTAAGTTGAGTTGTAGCTCACAGTTAGTTCTTGATATACAATGAACCAATCTATGAACCAGTAGTAAAACTGTACAAGTTTTTGTATGTATCTTTTAAGAGTTTCCACTTACTTTGACTAAACCAGCTTCTGCAGCTTCTTTAGTTCCATAACCGCATTCTCCGCCCTTCCATTTAAATAACCATAGTCCATCTTTTTCAAATATCATTCCATCTTCCATGTGTTCTGGTTTTACCATTCCACTCGGCTTTGGTTGTTTCATTTCTGTTGGTTTCATCTCTTTTGTTTCATATCCGTCTATCATTTAGGGCCTCCGTTATGTTGCCTTTTTGCTTTCTTCTCTTCCCAATGCTCTATTGCACTAGTAATAGCACCTTCGGCTAGTACTGAGCAATGTAATTTGATTGGAGGAAGTTCTAGAGCATCTGCGATGTCTCTATCTTTTATTAATTTTGCTTCTTCTATTGTTTTGCCTTTCAACATTTCTACAAACATTGTTGATGAGGCGATTGCTGAACCGCAACCATAAGTCTTAAACTTAACATCTAGTATTCTATCGTTATTGTCTAGCTTTAGGTCTAGTTTCATTACGTCTCCACATGCTGGCGCTCCAACCATGCCTGACGCTATATTAGGTTCATTAGGGTCGAACCTACCAACCGAGTGTGCGGAAGGGTTGTTCAAGACTTCTTCAAATCTTTGAACAACCTTCTGCGAATATGCCACTTAGAAATGTCTAGATACTGAAAGAGATGACATGTCCATAAATTGACCCTGTCTTGCTTCTTCCATTACCATCATTCCTACTGTCCAATTGTCCCAAGTCTTTGAAACCATTAAACCTGCGTAGTCAGTATCTCTATCCCACATTCCGTATTCTAGAGAAACGTCTGCCCATTTAACAAATGGTATGCCTACATTAAATTTCATGAAGTCATCTTCCGAATCTGCCATGTTAACAAAGTACCCTACGCTGACAAGTCCAAAGTTTGTTTTCACAAATACTTCTTCTTTATCGTCATAGACTTTGTCAAAGTTGTATTGAACTACACCTACATCTACTGACCACATGCTAGATAAATCTACCTTGTAACCTAAATATAAGTCCATTTCATACGTAGCTTCATCATTGTAATCTACTTCTGACGCCCATACACCACCGTATACTCCGCCTTTATTCACATGTACTCTTCCTTGCCAAGCTCCCTGACCCATGGATTGAGTTACCCCTCTCCACATATAGTCCGAAGTATAGGTAAGTGTAGTATCCACACCTGCGTATAAAGCTGGTGTTAACCCACAAACGAGTAGTAATGCTATAAATTTATTTTTCATATGTCTTTCCTATTTTTAACTGCCCATCATAATGATGCTGATAATCACACCAACGCTACCCACAATTATAGTGCCACAAGCACCTATAGCTATGGTTTCGAGTCTGCTAATATTAGTATCTAAATCGTCAAGCCTGGCAAAGCAAGTCTTCCAGCGTTCATCACACATTACTTCGTGTGTTGACATTCTCAAATCCAGTTGTATAATATTTTCAGAATTTTTCTGTTCTTCTGTGTTCATGTAAGTTATCTCAGTTCTTTGAATTAAAATTCTATTAGGTAAATTATATCAAAATCGACACTAAATGTCAAGATATATTTTTCACTTGGTGATAGTATATATCTTCACTGGTTCCGTTTTTCCTTTAACCACCACGTTATCTAAGTAGGTATAATCAAACCCATCTACTAAGCTATGTTCTGAGATTATAAGGTCTGTATCATAATCTTTGCAACTGGACTCTAGTCTAGCAGCAAGGTTAACGCTGTCACCAAGTACGCTATAGTCAAAACGAGTAGTGGACCCAAAATTTCCCACCACGCATAGTCCTGAGTTAATTCCCGCTCCTGTATTAATCTCGTCCAAGCCTTCTTCTCTGAATCTTTCATTTAGTTCTCCTAGTGCGATTCTCATTTCGATTGCGCACTCCGTAGCTTTTCGTTCTTGTTCTTCTACATCTAGTGGAGCGTTCCAGAAAGCCATAATGCAATCTCCCATGTATTTATCTATTGTTCCTTCATGTTTGAGAATTATCTCAGTCTGATTGTCAAGGAAACGGTTTATCAGACTTGTAAGACCTTGAGGGTCTGATTGGTATTTTTCAGAAATTGGTGTGAATCCTCTGATATCTGAAAATAGAAATGTTAGTCGTTTTGTCTCCCCACCCAATCTCAGTAGTGTTGGGTCTTTTTGTAATTTTTTTACCAAGGCAGGGCTTACGTATGTCCCGAATTGTTTTTTAACTTCCATTCTCATGAAATATTGCTCAATAAAATTCCTGAAAGTTACGATAGAAAAGAAAAGGAATGATATTAAAATAGTGCCAGAAACGTCAAGTAAGTAAGAAGATTCATATCCATACCAGCTTCCGTAAATGAGAGCGCCGATAGCAGTTATGAAAATTGGTGCTGAATAGTATACGTGTGAGGCTGTTAGTAGTAGTACTAAAATTATAAGTAAAGCAGCCCCGAGTTCCGCTGCCGCGGCCCACACAGGTTGAACTGGACTTGTCCCGTTTATCAAATGGTGAAGAACATTTGCCTGTAACTCATGTGGGTAAATAGCCCCGCCTGCAGTAGGAACGGGGTTAACCACTCCTTCTGCTGTAACTCCAAAGATTACGAAGACGGCGCCTTCCATAGGCTTCTGAATAAATTCAGCTGCAGTTTGCCTGTGAAACTTTATGTTAGATGTTATCCAAATCCTAGAATTTGAATCTGTTTTTATAAGTGGAAAACTTGGAATTCTTATCCACTCAACTCCTGTCTCTTTTGTGCTTATTTGATAGCTTGGGTCACCGACACCGACCCTCAGCATCTCTAATGCAAAAGAAGGAAAAAGTTTATTTCCTGAACTTACGACTAGCGGCAAACGCCTGACGACGCCGTCTAACTCCGGACTTGCATTTATCAAGCCTACTCCTACGGCGTTGTGTTGTTGTCGTAAAATTCCTGGATAGTTCAATAGCCATTCTCTTGGATCACCTCCCAGTTGTGCAGTACCTACATGAGGTCCTACTTTCGTTGCTTGATTAGAAGCAGTATATGCCAACACAGCAGGATTATACAATAAAGCTTTCGCTAACATTGCATCTTCTACTGCACCTCTCAAATCAGGATCAGGCATGAGTACGGTCACTCCAGCTGTCCCCTGAGTTTTGTTTATTAAAGTTGCGTATAATCCTCTAGGTAGAGGATAGCCACCATAGGCTTCCACTATCTCCTCGTCTAAGTCGACGAGTAGTATCATACTGTCTTGCACAGTTTCTTTACTGGACATAAGCCAGTCAAAGGTTTTTAATTCTAGTATTTGTAAAGGTGTAGGATTCCATACTAGTATTCCTAGTAGTACTATTCCTATAAGTGAGTTAGTTAGATACTTCATCCGTAGATGAGTCCAACCATAATAAATGCGCTACCCATCATAGCCATAACACCAACTTGTATTAGTGTGGGGATCATGACAAATAATTGCATGGGGTCAAATTTCATTGCTATAAAGTAGTCATTCTCCATCCATTCTTTTATTTCTTCGTCTGTAGCATCTCTAGGTATCTTGTTCATTTTGTTCCTGTTTGTGTATAAAGGTTTTGAGTTCTGTTAAGTAAGTTTTTAGCCTGCTATGGAATTCCAGATGTAAAGCACGGTTCTCTTCATCTTTGCAAGCTTGGTCGAGATGAAAGTCGCAGGCGTGTAGAACCACAGCGATAGAATCCTGGTACGGAGCACGGGTAAATGTGCTAAATGTTCTTTTAATCTTGGAGTCCATTTTTTCATAATCATTGTTGGGTGATACTAATTGTTTTCGTACAGCTCGACGTACAATTAAATGTAGCCGAGTATGACTGATTAGTCGACCCGAGTTGGTTTACATTGACAGTATAATCATCTGTTGTAAATACCATGTTCGCTGTGTGAGCTCCTGCTCCGCTTTGTGTTAAATTAACATCTACGTTGTCGGCATCTGCATTTAAGTAGATGTCGGCGTCTTTGTTTCCGGTTCCGTTTTGGATGACGCTAACCGAGTTATTGTCTGCATAGTTATGGTTCCACACATAAGTATTGTGTAGCCCAGAACCAGACTGACGAATAGTAATATCAGAGTCATCCCCGAAAGCCATAATTTTAGCGTATTTACTATTACCAATTTGAGTGATGCTGTAAACATTATCATCTCCTGTTCCTAGCTGTTCAGCATGATTGCTGTTCCCAGTTTGAACGATAGTAGACCTGTTGTCATCTTCGTCCTGGTCAATGTAAGCATAGTTATCATTACCATCAATAGTAATATTATATCTACTACCTGTATGGTTTGACCACACAGTAAAAATCTTACTCACATTTGAGTTGCCATCTATAGTACTGTTCCATGTTGCATTAGTACAAGTATGAGCTGAATAGCCCAATCCGCCTGTAGCTGCACCACATAGAATAGTAGTAGCATTACCATTTCCCATTTGCTTAGTAGTTATATCAGACCCACTACCTTTAGTAGTAATCGTAATAGTGTTATCCCCAGCAAAACTAGGGAGACTGATTAATGATAATAGTATTATCGCCCGCACCATTTATACTCACCTCCATAATCACTCCCGCATTGTTAATATATAAATAGGTACCTGCGTTGATATCGATACCTATGTCATAGTTGTTCTGTCCTTCGTGAACAAAGTAAATTAATCCTTCTTCCACGAATGTGTAAGTTTGGTATACAGGGTCAAACCCTGCTATAATACCCTCAAGCTCTACTCCATTCAATTGGGAGGCTTGTCCTTTCTTTTTGCTCGTAGTCTCTAGTAATGCTAGTATGTCTACTAAAAATTCTACGTTAAGCAAATCAATGTCTAGTCTTGTAACTTCTTCTTGGTCTTCGTCACATTCTTCTACTAGAGCATCGCAGTTTAAATCTGGTGCATCTTCGAAGAAGTCTTTGTCTAAGTCTGCTGTAGGTGATACCCCAGTTTCTTGTTCTTCGATTGCTTGTTCCACTTCTTGTGGTTTTTGAATAATTAGCATATTGTCAATCATTCCTAAAGTAAGGTTTCCAAGAGTTACAGCTTTTGTAGGCTCTTGTTCCCATGCTGATACCATTGTAGCTTGAAACGCTTCATTAAGTATCTCTACGCCCATAGCAGTGGTAACTGTTATTTCTCCCGAAGAGGTTCCATCGGCATTGGGTAGTAGTATAATTAGGCTTCTACCTAATTCATCTACAGTAGCTGTGAAATCTGTTCCACGTATTCCTATAGATGCAGTTGGAGTCCTAATAGAGATATTCTCTTTATTAATCAATCCAAGTTTGCCCGTAATGAAACGAGCTGTTCCAGATGCCATGTTTAGAGCAAGCTTGCTCTTCGCTGGGTCTGGGTCATAAATAAATTCATCGATTACTAGTTTTGAATGTTCTGTAAGTTTAACTACAGACTCATCTAAAAATTCTATGGCTAGTCTTCCATTTCCAGTTCTAATATCATCAAACGAGAAAATATCTGAGCTTATCTTAGCAGTGAGAGATTTGTCAGAATCTAATCTGGTTATCTCTCCATTGCCTTGTAGTTCAGATATTTCCCCAATCTCTGACGCATCAAGTGTTAAACTAAATAGTATTAACAGCCAGAAGCGCATTGGTCGACGTCTATCGTTCCACCTGTAGTGGTAGATATTAAGCTTACAACGTTTGTGCTGGTAGCATCGGTTTGATGTATGTCTACATCATTAGAAGATCCAACTAAAGCTACCGTAATAGCATGGTTGGCACTTCCTGTTTGTACAGTATCGATATCGTTAGTGTTTCCACTTACTGTCCAGTTATTTATACAACCCACTGAGTCACAAGCAGCATTTATATTATTCGACGTACCACTGATTGAAAAATCTGTGTTAGCCGAAGTTGCTGTTGAGTTAGCACCCTGTGTCCATATTAGTACGTTACTGTCTCCTACTGTTGTGTAGTCGAAGTCAGAACCGTCTGCATCACCAGAACCTCCCACAGCTAAAGTAGCTGAGTTAGAATCTCCAGTCACGCTGTATGTCCAGCTAGATGAGTTGCCTTGCAGAATTGACGCTAACCAGGTGTTTGAATCCCCGATTTGGTCAATGTCTACTGTCATAGAAGTACCAGATAATATTGCTCTTGCACCAGATGTACCAACTGTGTTAGTAGCACCTATTTGGTCAATAGTCAATGTTAATCCTGTACCTGTCTGAGTGATATAAATATCATTATTTCCCGCAAACGCTGAAAAACTTAGGCATACCGCGAATATTCCTAGTATCTTTTTCATTATTTTTCCTCTAAGCTTGGGTAATTAAAGTCCCAAACTTCCTTTTCGAGTCCTTGAACAACTAAACCATAAACAGCTGCTTCAATAGCAGACCTTGTGGCGTGTCCAACAGCCTCGTTCTCCGTGTACCCACTCTCGACTTCTACAAGCTCAGTTCCCATTTCTATAAATCGGAATAAGTCTGCTCCACCTCCAGTAGATAATACAGTTTTGGTAGCCGTAACATTCAAGAGTACTTCGCCAGTTTGCACTAGCACAGCTCTTAGGACGACGGTTACTTTATCCTCGCGGTACTGGTTCTTCATGCCTATTCCTAGGTATCGAGCTCCATTCCCGCCTGTTCTTAAATTTGTGTCATATGAAACTATACCACCTTCAATAATCATCCCTGCGTATAGTAGTGGTTTGAGGACGGTTTTACCATCTCCATCTTTATTGTAAGTCTCATATGTGTTTTTTACAAGTTGTCTTTCTTTTGTTAAGTGGTCTAATCCAGTTCTTTCTACAACTACGAACCAGTTTCCTCTGCCAGCATCTCTTAGTGCTTCAATTATAATATGTTGAGCACCTTGTGTGACAGCAGTACTAAAACTCGCTATGTCTCCACCCTTTCTTTGACCCGTGAGATCTCCGAAAGCATACACGGCTACTACAGTTTTTCTATTAGGGTAAGGTAAGTCTAGAAGTTGATTTGAAGCAGAACGCTCTATCTGAGGTCCTTTAACGCACGCAAGTCCTTCAAAACATTCTGAGTGTTTTTCTGGTAAGCCAAACGATGCACACCCTTGTAGTAAAAGTACTCCAACAATGCCTATTGGCCACCAGTGCAGTTTCTTCTTAGCCACAGTCATTAAAACAACCTCCGAAGTCTCCTATCGGTATAACTATTACAGTTGATGAAATCAGTACGCCGTCAAACCATTCTTCTACGGTTAGTGTTATACTTATGCCATCATTCATCCATACTAGTCTGTTTCCTTCAAGCCAGATTTCTCCGTACACAGGGTTTTCTACGGTAGCTTCTACCCCGTAGTTAAATAAGGATTCTGATATATCTTTCGCAAGTGTTGAGTATATTCTTGATTCTAAGTTTCTTAGGAACTTAGCAAGTGTTGTGTTTTCTGCTTCTCTCTGCGCTTTCTCTATTGCGTCTTGTGCTTTCTGTGCCAAGGCGTCTTTTCTAGTTCTTTCCTGCTCATCGATTGTTAGATAGTGTGCGGATTGATTAATCCCACTAAATGACGGAGAGCCGAACTTGTGTACTATTTCTGTAGCGCTAACGCTTGTCGTCAGTAGTAGTATTACGATTATTGCTTTCATGCTTTTTCTCATTCTCCTGCATTGCAAGAGCTGTGTTTACTTTTTCTTGTAAACGAATCATATCTTGGTCTAGTAGCCTTAGTTGGTCTATTAGCCTTATGATTGTAATTTTCATATCATTTACAGCGGGGTCTATGTCATTGAGGATAGTCTGGTATACAAAGTATACAAAATATCCCATACCGACAGCCATAACGATTGGAAAGCCGAAATCAGCAATTGCTTGTCCTACTTCCATTATCTTCTCTTATTTAACTTGTCTGCGGTTCTTTGAAAAGACCACTCCAAGAATCTATTTATCCAGCTTGATATCATTAGTCCCTTCTTGCGTCGATTTTACCATCTTCGACAAAATTTTCAGCACGAGCTATTCTTTGCAAGTCTGGTGCAAGTCCAAGTGCTGCTGATACGCTAGTATCGATTCTTATTATGTCATTGTTCATTACTTTTCCACGAGTAATTAACATTGCTGACATCCCTTTAACTGTTTTAATCTCTTGTACGAGATTTGTCATTATCTGTTTAATGATTATAAATAGAAAAGCGCCCATAATGAGTGCTCCTGCTATAGGAGCTCCCACATCTGTTATTAAGTTAAATACTTCCATACTTTTCTTCAAACTCTGTATAGCCGCCAATTTTTTCGTTGTCTGCTATAATTTGAGGAAAGGTTCTAGCGGTAGGAAACTGTTCAGCCATCTCTAGTCCATCAAAGTCTCTTCCTAGTTTTTTGTAAGTTGTATCATATCCTTTTCGTTCTGACAGCTTTATAGCCATCTCACAATAAGGGCAGTTATCCTTACCATATATTGTTACTTTCATTTTTTTCCTAAAAATTAAATCCCAGTTAGCGTTGTACGCTGTTTTGTTTCCTGGTCTTTGTTTGCTTCCTTTTCCCACTGTATTGCTTATTTATTACCTTGTCCATTCTTCCTGACTTCAGTAACTTGTCTATCTTTTTCCACATATATCATCATTGGTCTTTCATTAATTTTTTAATCAGTTCTCCATAATTGCCCTGACCAAAAGGCAGCCCACTATTATCTTGAATGTTTACTTGCGTTTTGACTGTCTGAGCCTTTGCTTTCTCCATTTCTGTTTGGGCTTTGATTTCCTCGATGCGCATCTTGTGCGCCATCTGAACTAAATCTGCCATATCCTTTGTAGTATAAATCTGAGTCTCCTCAGCTTCTTCTAGTTTCTTTTCTATGAGCATGTCTAAGGTTTCTGAGAGTTTAAATCTATTTCTATATCCAGTATCAAGAAAGACCGTATCTATGTACTGTTTGATTTCCCGCTTATTCAGGGCATCGCTCACCTCATTTTCAGTGACGCCAAGTGTCCTACAAACAGCGGGTATGTTTCCATGCTCCAGATAACTGTTTGCGATCTCAAGCCCTTCAGGACTCATCTTGGTTGCTATTTCTTTACTCATGCTAGTATTATATCAAAAATTAACTTCGGTGTCAAGAAATATTTTTCGGGTGTATCATTATGATACCGCTCGCTGCGTTAATTAGTTTTGTTGAAAATACCAAATTGCGTACGCGCGGGGGAGTGCTGTGCCTGAGCAAAAATTCTGGTCAACTAACCCCCCTCTGTATAAAAATTGACCAGCTGTATAAAAATTAAACAGCTGATACCTCTGTATTTAACCCCTAACATTCGTTGATTGTTTAGGCGAATCCGTTGTATAATATAGCATAGGCTGGGAAACACGTTCACAAAGCCCCTTCGCGAAATCGAGGGCGTACGCGAAAGCCGTAACACGACACACAAAGAGGTTAACAAAGGTTGATGAATTTTATATCCCTTTATTATCTAACAAGACATCTAATACATGGGTTGTAAAAAAGAACTGAATTTAACTGAATAATATAATGGGGGTGTCATACTATGTCATACACTAAAGAAGAATTAGAACAGAAGATTAAATCAATAGAAGCACTAAGAAAAACAATTACTTTCTCCAACTATACTAAACATATACAGGGAGCGTTCTTGTTCAGATTGGGCTTCTTTAAACGTAAACTAAGAGAGGTATCGAAATGATAGATGTATTCAATCAGATCAAAATATATAATCTAAAGAAAGAAAGGGAATTAATAAAGGCTAATAAAAAAGCATGGGCAAAGGCTCACGCTTCAAGCCATATAGATGATTCAATTGCTAGAACATTCAAGGCATATGAATCTACCATTAATCAACTTACTTATTCGATTAGAAAATTAGAACAATAAGGTTAAGGGGTAGCACCTTACTAAGCTACCCCACAAAGGAGAATGAATATGGTTAATTTAATTAATCCACCAAAGGTAAAGAAGCCAACAAAAAAGGTATTGATGCAAGAGATCGCGTCTATGTCTGACTTGTTTAATATAGCTTCTTTAGAAAGAACGAATGTTGAGAATCTGATTGTGATTCTTGATCTTGTAACGAAAAGGGGTGCTTAATGCCCCCTATTAAAAAAACGGCTGTTGTTTGTGTAATTGATACAGAATGCTGTTTCAAGAATACTAAGGCTGACAAAATGATCTTTCATTTTGGGGCTTGTATAGGTAACGTATATCAAGAGAATTCTTTTGACGTTGTTAAAATGGACTACTATGTGAAAGAGGTATTAGAGGAAATAGACAATTTCTTTTTTGTGAATAAAGCAACTAATACACCTTATGCAATTAATCAGACTATGAGACGAGCATGGAAAGACGCGTTACAGAATCCACATAAGGTCAAATCTTGGGCTGACATTGTTATAGAACTTGATAGAAATATTAAGGCTATGGGCGTTGAATATATCACCTCTTACAATTTCAATTTTGATATTGGGGTTGGTGATAAACATGGAACGATTAGACGCACCCATCAACAACTCACAGATAAGACGTATTATTTGCCACGAGGGGTTGAGCATTTTTGTTTGATGGATGTGGTAGCCCATAAAATGGCTAATCAGACATTCAAAACATGGGTGGATAATTTGAGCGAATCAGATAGAAACCAAATGACTACAGAAAAAGGGAATCTTTCATATTCTGCTGAATGTATGGTTAGATACTTAACTGGGGATTTATATTATATTGAGCAACATACAGCGTTAAGAGATGCCATGCTAGAATTCAAATTAGCGTCACATTGTTTTAGACATTATGAAGCTGATATTAAAAAGCATTTTATTGGAAATGTGAAATCTGTATCATGGCAATCATTTAACAAAGGGCTTTCCAGCGTTGCTAAAATGAAACTCAGAAACGAGCCAAAAGGGAAAAAGACAACGCCTAAAAAGATTGTTAAAAATGACGTAAAACAGGGGGAATTATTTTAATGAATAATTTATTTAAAAATACCCCTTATCAAATGGAACTACCCCTAATTATTAGGGGTGATTCTATTGGTAAGGATAACAAAGAAAAAACATTTCATGGATTCAAGACAAGGGCTGAATTTCTTGAAGCTGTAAGAATGGATAGAGAATTTAAATATATACAAGGGGTGAAATAATGGAATTTGAATTAATGGTTTATTTTGTAATCGTGTTTCTAGGGCTTCAAGGTTTATACCAATTCTCTAAAAACGTATCTTTAACAATGCTAACAATAGGGAATGTTTTAATCTTGCAACATTCTTTTATTAATTATGATTTCGAATTATTGATATTAACAATAATGATGATGATCGCACAATTAACTCGTGTATTGTGGGGTGACGAATGAGCATACTAAAGACAAAATTTGTAACTAGGTTCTACAATGTAGAGCCTAGAATTTGCATTTACGATTTAGATGGAACTGTCATAGATTCCAGCCATAGGGCAACTCATGACCAAGAGGGTAATATTGATTTAGCTAATTGGATTGCTAACAGCACAAAGGAATTGATCTTTAATGATTCCTTGATGCCTTTATATACTCAACTTGTAAACGATTACAAGAATGGCGATATGGTGATTTTATGCACGGCTCGATTGCTGGGGGAATATGATCTTGAATATATCCATAGCATGGGTATTTATTATGATCGAATAATATCGCGTCCCAAGGGTAACCAAACGAATGACGGAATATTGAAGAATTCGCAACTTAGATATTTATTTAATTTGCCACAATATAAAGATAGGGAAAAGGTTTTCTATGATGACAATCAAAATAACCTTGATCTTGTTGGTAGACTGGGAAGAATTGAATTGATAAATCCTCGAGGTTATGCAACTGCATAGCCTTTAGATTTCTAAAAGATCGGTCAAAATAACTTTGGTTAAATTTTGAGAAGAGCCGATTTTTATAAGCCACTCGAAAGGGTGGCTTTTTTTTGCCCGAGATCTTAACATCACTCAAACTTATAATGCATTATAGATTTCATGAATAATGCTGAATGAGAATCATTCTCATTTAGAAAATTTTTCTGCGCCGCGCCAGTAAGTGAGTAGTAAGTAAATAATAAACGCCCCGCGCGCCGAGTGAGTAGTAAGTAAATAATGTGTAGTCTTTTCTCCACGCATATGCGCGAAGCGCCGATTTTAAGTAGTAAGTAAACAATTAATGTGAAAAATTTTGTAAAAAGTTATCCACAGTTTATCCACAGGTCTATCCGAGGCCCTCCAACTATAGTTGGCATGGGGTTAACAGCGTTCAACACAGAGGCTCTCCGGGCCAGGATCGTGCGGTTTAATGTTCGCGGTTGGCTAATCTAAAGCTGAAAATGCAAATGAGAATGATTCTCATTCAGGATGTCCTCGTGAGAAAAAATTCAAAAAAGTAAGCACTTACTATGGCTGAAACGCCCACCCAGAGCCAAAAAATAAGGTGTTGACAAGGTACGATTTCGCATGGTAAAATTACCTTGTAATTTTAATTAACCAAAGGAATTTATTATGAAAAACGAACTGCCTATATTATACATAGCCCTAGCAAGCCACTGGAGCGACTCTAAGCGTTTCTTTACTGTAGGGACTACCACCTTGAAGGGCTTAGAATGTCGCGAATACGCGAAGCATATGGACGTCCTATGGACTATCGCACTACCTGCTGTAAAAACAAAGGGTGGATGGGATACGTGGGATACTCGTCACATGGGACCTTGGATAGATAGCCATTTTGAGCGTGTTAGAGTCAAATATGACGCTTCTTACATGAAAGAGCATGGGTGTCATACATCTAGAACTAACTCATGGTGGACAGCCTCTAAGAGCCCTACAGAGCAATTGGACTATATTATCGCTGTTGTGACTGAAAAGCTGGATATGGTGCAATAATGAAGAGATATGAGAACCTAACCAAAAAGGAACTTTTGTTACTTATTCAGAAAACACCTAATAAGAGACTAAAGTTACTTTTACTCAAGCTTCTACATTCTATGTAGAAGCCGGAGCGCGCGCCAGCGCGCCAGTAGTAGTTCAACAACATATGTTCCTTTTGGCCCCGCGTGCGCCAGTACATAAATTAAGTAGTTAAGTTAAGTATTACCCGCGTCGGCACCGATTATACCACAGCGGGGAGGATTTGTCAAGGAATATTTTAAATTAATTTAATTTGATTATATTCAGCGAGTCTATTGACAGCGGGTTCATTCTTCTATATAATAGTTGTATATTAAGGAGAAACAAATGAAAGTAACAAACAAAGAAACAAAAGCACCAAGAGCCACTAAAAAAGCACTCATGGCAATATTAGAAGCTAAAGGTGTAGACGCTACCATCGTCAAAAGCCTAGAGAGAAGCAACATCGACACAATCAAGTTCGTAGTTGGCTTAATCTAACCACCCCCAAATAAAACAACCCCGCTGAGCCAACGCCAGACGGGGTTTTTTTATGCCTGCTCGGCGCCGATTTTACCACATAAAACCCCGCTTGTCAATGGTTTCGCGTAAATTAGGACTACTTTCTTCAGCCAAAGGGTAGTCTTTTTCAAGAACCCACTACCTAAAGCATTTAGCGGGGCACGCCACTCCATTGAATCTGCGCCAATAGTAGTAGTTAAACAATGTTTTGTAGCTACGCCTGCGCCAGTGCGCGAGCTAAGTAGTAAAACAATGTGGCCGTAGGCCTCCTATTATACCATAGCGGGGTTGCGCGTGTCAAGGAAAAACTTATGCGGGGTTAGGAGAAGATTTGGGGCGATTTGCGTACAATTTTGCTGATTTGACGACATTTGACGCGAAGCGTCGTCATTTCGCGTCCCGCCCCCGCGAGTTCGCTAGCGTCAATTAATGATGATTAGCGTAAGCTATGTCTTGACTCGCATAATAGGGCGT